CCTCCGTCAGCTACCCTATATTCAGAAGTATTAGTCTCAATAAGTTCTTCAATTTCTTCTGGGCTCTTAGTGCCTTTAAAGGCTGCTGTCATATATTGTCTAAGATAAGGTTTAACTTTATTAATTCGTTCCCTATATTCGCTTTCTGTTTCCTCTGGTTTTTTTGCCATCACTCCAGCCAATAGACCGCCTCCAACACTAGCAACTGTACCCCAGCTTCCTGGAATTTTACCTACAAGTTTATTTACACCGCTAAAACCCTCGCCAATATTTTTCATGATGTTTTGGGTCTTTAAGATGCCCCCTAATTTACCCAGAGCACTACCAGATCCAAACCATCCGCCACCAATACCTGCAGATCCGCTCATATAAGGATATCCTCCTGCGGCTGCAAGAAGTGCTATCTTACCTAAATCAGAGCTAGCAATTTTCCCTATACCTTTCGCAACTCCTTTAACTGCCTTTTTTACACCTTTAAAAATACTTCCTAGTCCATAATGTTGTCTTGGAACCAAAGATCTGATTCCACCATTTGTATATAACTCTCGTTGCATTTGTCCTCTTGATATTGCCATAATTTAGTTAAAATAATCCTGCTGGCAGGTGTTAAAAATCCTGTATTTTTAGACTTTATTTGATTTTTGGCTTGGGGTCAACACGTTTCATATGAGTAAGCTCATCCCAAAAACGTCCGCAGTATTGATATTCTCCGACGTGAGTAATGAAGTCTTTAACATAGACATAAATCTTACCTCCCATTTCGCCCCATATCTGGCAAAAACCAAAGTCTTCTCCGTAGTATCTCTTTGTCTTCTTATCGTGTAAAGTGTCAAAAAAATTATAAAAATTCTCGGTAGAACGCTCTTTTCCATTAATAAAATTAGGTTGATAGATCTTATGGTCTGGATAGTGCTTCATCATTTTTTCAAAAACACTTCGTTTAATGAGCATACATCCTGTAGGAGCATGGGTAACTTCAGCTATTCCTTCTTCAACCATAACTTTATCTTTATTAGGAACTTTAAGAGGAAAGGTGTATCCAGCTTTAGATAATTCATCGGCACTTTTAATATCTTTTTTCTCAGTTAATCGCCTCCATGCCTTATCCCAATCAAATGATTTTAAAGGGTAAGGACACGCTATTACATCTTTGTCTTTTTCTAGCATAGCAAAAATAGTTGATGACTGAAAATCAATGTCTGAATCTATAAATAATAGATGGGTATAATTATCTTTATGGTTTAACATTTCCGCAACACACAAGTTTCGACCCTGAGTAACCAGTGAAGATTTATACAAAGTAAAACTACACATGATTTTTCTCGATACACAGTCTTGTTGAAACTTTAAAACTGATTGAGTGTAGTGCATAGAAGTGTCTCCATGCACAGGTGTGCATACCATGATTTTATAGGGAGAAATATTTCCTATATTAATGGTTGTTACTTCTGTATCATTTAATGGTTGGTCGAACCATATTGGTTTGTTGTTTGACATTTATTGCTCCTTCTAGAAAGCGATTCCAGGATACGGCTTGTTTCTTCCAACTGTAATAGCCTTTCGTATAATTAATTTGTGATTGTAAGTGTTGATGAATTGCTGGTTCGTGTAAACTTTTTGCAGCTGATTCAATACCGTGTGCAAATTTCTGAGCGAGTCTTCGATAATTATTGTCGTAAGGGATATACATCGGAAACTCTGCGCCCGTTTCATATAAAGCTCCGAAGTTTGTTATAATACTATAGCATCCCGCAGCCATAGCTTCTAATAAAGAGATACAAGAAGTTTCTTCCCATATACTAGGGTACACAAACATATTGTATTCATGCATATGCTCTAAAATATATTCATGAGACTTGTATCCAATATAATTTACATTATCTAATTTTTTAGCTTGTTCATATAAGGGTTGGTATTCTTTATCATTTTTTTCGTAAAAATCTTTTCCGTAGACTTGTGTATTCGAAAATACATCAAGCGTTATTTTTGGATTCTTAATTAATTGCATAGCTCCAAGTAAAACAGCTAAGCCTCTCCAAGGAGTACAATGATGAATAATTCTCATCGGTTTTCCCTTCATCGGAAATCTCGTTTTTGATTTTATGGTTGGATCAATTCCATTTTTAATTACTAAACATCGCTCTAATGGTAAATCAAAAGTGACTCTAAACCTGTCGAAATTCCAATGTGAATTAAAGACATACCAGTCATATTTATAGTGATTAGTTTTGTCTTTAAACCAAGGATATAAATTGGGTTGATTAAAAGCATTCTTTTGCCAAAGAATATTAACTTTATCTTTCGACAAAGGAATTTTTTCTGGTACCGAAGTACATATTTGAACTTGATCTAATAATTCTTTCTTAGCGTATTTACAAAGATACTCTAATTGAATTTCTGTTCCGCCTTTAGGCTTTATTATCATTCGTTGGTGTTTTTACTTTCTTATGAAATATATTCATTCCCTTGGGAGACACCGTCACCGTACAATCTTGTACAATATCTGGACCTTCTTTCTTTTCTTTATGTGTTTCACCAGTTCTAGTATTACGCCACGTATAAACTGTGGTACAAGTTATTTTAGGTAGATCTGTCATTCTTATCCGTTTTCATTCTCTCTGTTAATTAACGCATAACTAATAAGACCTTCGACCTTACTAGCTGTGTCTGCTTGAACTTTTATAGCATCTCCTGCTTCTAAATTCAAGCCTTGCGGCGCTGCATTTACTTGAGTTGTTGCTGCTACTTCATCTCTAAAGAACTCATGATCTGCACTACCAGAATAATCCGCTATCTTCCCTGTACATAAAACAGAGCCCGTACTTGTATTAGAAAAATACACACTTTTTACAATAGCAACAGCTGACGTAGTAATTGTTAAAGCGGTCGTTAAATTAGTCGTTAGTAAATTAAATGGTGCGTTTTTATATTGTATACTCATGATAGAAAATAATTAAATGTGTCCTGTTCGTTTCTTAAATCTTGTTGAAAAGAGAAATTCAGCTGAGTCTGCATACCAGACAAAGCCTGAATAATCTGTCTTTGATTTTCAACACTATATTCTTCTTTTGGTTCGGGTATAAAGCTTATAATCTTAGCCATTATCTTCTCCCATCTGGTTGAGCATCAACCCTTAAAGTTCCATATCGCCACGTTTCACCCGCTGCATCGTTCTCTATTTTAACAGCAATAAATCTTCCTCTAGCCCTAGTATCTACTTTAGAAGTGGCACTTGTAACAGTGAAAGGCCCTAACGAAGAACTAATGGCAGTCTCATTAGGATAGTCATTAATAAATAATGTCACTTTAGAATTTCCAGTAATATACTTATAGTCGGGAATAAATCTTCTGACAGCTGAAAAAATTTCTCCATCATCAATATCCATATCTCCAGAAAGAATATTAGCTGCTATCGCAGTAGTGGTTCCCGCTTTAATTTGATCTGTTCCAGTTTCATGTGAATAATTAGTGGTTGCGCCATACTTGTTAGTAATTCCAGAAATAGCGGCAAAAACAGGAGTCGCTGTTATATCATATTCTGTTGCATACGGTTTATTAAAAACAAAAGCATCTTGATATGTTGTTCGAGCTAATGATGATGTTGTCCAAGCCCCCTCCGTGTAATTAAAAGTTACTGATCGGTCAATTTGATCTGATCCGTCTTTCGGATAAAACCAAGTTACTTCGTTGTATAAACTGTTGTGTCCGGCAGTAATAGTTTTAGTTGAACCAAAGTTAAGACCTAAGTTATCTCCATCTGTATCAAATACAAAATCTTCAACTAAACAAGGTAAAGTTTTAACAGTTCCATCGAACATAAAAAAGCCGCCAGAATCGCCCATCCAGAAAACAGCACCATTAGCAAAAACTGCTGCGTGCTGACTAATACATCCACAATTGGTACCTACTTGTTTCACTGAGAAAGTAAAAGGTGGACCTACAAATTGAATTAAGTACGCAGCACTATCCGTTATGCATAAATTATAGTCTTTTGCATTTATAGCTGCTCGAATCTCGTTTCCTGTATCTAGTCTAAAGCTTCCAGCTGTATTAGTTGCAGTGGCTGTATAAGCATTTAAATCTTCTTGATTTGAAAATCTTACAAACATTTTATCTTGTGTGAGAGTTGATCCAATAGTTGTTTCTGTTCCCATGTGAAATAAGTGTCTGTCTCTATCTGAAACTAAAGTTAATACAGAAGCAGTTGGATTACTAGTTGTTTCAAATCCCGCAGTGGAGTTTGATGCTCTATTACCTGTAGGACCCGAAGCGCCTCCATCCCAAGTAAAAGTTTTTCCATTATGAATCGTAGCTACTAAAACTTCTCCAAAACTATCGAGTGACCAGTTGCCAGGATCGAGCGTTACACTCGAAGCCGTTCTAGCTGTGCCC